CTCGCAAAAAAGTATTATCACATCTTCATAAAGCATTGAAGCCTGTGAATCAACTTCGTATGATGGAAGACTCATTAGTAATCTATAGATTATCAAGAGCTCCAGAAAGAAGAATATTCTATTTTGATGTTGGTAACTTACCGAAGGGTAAAGCTGAAGAATATTTGAATAAGATTATGACTAAGCATCGGAATAAGTTAGTATATGATGCACAGTCTGGTGAGATAAGAGATGATCGTAAACATATGTCAATGTTAGAAGACTGCTGGTTACCTCGTAGAGAAGGTGGCCGTGGTACAGAGATTACTACACTACCAGGTGGTGAGAATCTTGGACAGATTGATGATATTGTTTACTTCCAAAGAAATCTTTATAAGGCACTTAATGTTCCTGTACAAAGATTAGAACAAGAAACACAATTCTCTCTTGGTCGTTCTACTGAGATTAGTAGAGACGAAGTTAAATTCCAAAGATTCATTGCAAAGGTTCGTAAGAAGTTTGCATTGTTGTTTATTAATCTACTTAAGAACCAAATGCTCCTTAAAGGTCTGATGACTGAAGAAGAGTGGGAAGAAGTTAAGAATGATATCAATATAGACTACATGCAAGATACTCACTTTGCTGAGATGAAGGAAGCTGAGATCTTAAGAGAAAGAATTGCAACCCTTAGAGAGTTAGACGAATATGTTGGTAAATATTATTCCGTTTCTTGGGTTCGCAAGAATGTGCTCCATCAAACTGAAGAAGATATTAAAGATATCGATAAAGAGATGGAAGACGAAGCACCTGAGGAAGGTGAAGAAGATTTAGGCTTCTAAATATAATTTTTTATAAATACTTTAAAAGTGAGGTGACCTATGTCAGAGTATGAAGATATTGAGGCTAATGCCGATAACGCAATTAGCACGAATAATGTATTGGATATGATTGATGCGTTGCAACAAGGTAATAATGTTGGTGCGCAGGATGCTTTTAATGCAGAGATTGGTGATAGAATCGCTAGTGCATTAGATGCAAAGAAAATTGAAGTCGCGGCAGACATTTATGGTGCAAGCGATGAGGTATCTACTGATGTAGAGCCAGAAGAAATGGAAATTGATGCTGAACTTGAGACGGATGTCGAAGTAGAGGCAGAAGAAGAAACAACAGAGGAATAAAATATGGCATGGGTTGCAATACCAAATCTTCCAGGATTTGAATATGATAACAACCCAGCTGATCCTGCCATTGCAACCCCTAATAGTGGTGAGCATTGGTTATGGACACAACAGACAGCTGGTATAAGAACAACAGCTGGTGGCAGAGAGATTTATACTAACTGCCGCAGGACTCGCCAGGACAGCACAACAGTTGAATGTGGCGAGATTAGTAAAACTTACTGGGACGCTAATCCATGAAGTTAATAGCAGAATATACAGAATCGGTTGGTTATTTAACTGAGAAGAAAGAAGATGGTGGTAAGAACCACTTTATCGAAGGCGTCTTCATGCAAGCCGATCAAAAGAATCGTAACGGTCGTATCTATCCTAAAAAGATTATGGAAGGTGCGGTCGACAAATATGTTAATGAGCAAGTCAAGACAGGTCGTGCTGTTGGTGAGCTCAATCATCCAGATGGTCCTACGATCAATCTGGACAAAGTTTCACATCGTATTACTGCCCTCGAATGGGACGGCAATAATGTGGTAGGAAAAGCACAAATTCTAAACACTCCTATGGGAAAAGTCGTTCAAGGCTTACTCGAAGGTGGAGTTAGAGTTGGTGTATCTAGTCGTGGTATGGGTACTCTTGAGCAAAGAGACGGTGTTAATTACGTGAAGGATGACTTCATGCTTAACACAGTTGATATCGTTCAGGATCCATCAGCACCTGATGCTTTCGTTAATGGAATTATGGAAGGTGTAGAATGGGTTTGGAATAATGGTATCTTAGTCGCTGAAGAGATTGAGGCTTACGAGACTGAAATCAAGAAAGCAACACCTGCAGTTCAACCTGAGTTGCAGATGAAGATTTTCAAAGATTTTCTCTCTAAACTATAATTTGTAAGGAGCATCTAATGTCTGAAAACATTGATAACCAAGACATTGAGGCTATTGAGGAAGCACAGGAGCAATCTCTCCCAACGGATGAGAAAGCTTCAGTTGATTCAGTTGATAAAGCCTCGGACGTCACTAAAAAAGCACCTGCTCGTAAAGGAGATAAAACAGGTACTAAGGACGAGCCAGCCCCACAGGGTAATGTCAAATCTAAAGACGATGGTGTTGCAGAATCATTTGAGGATGATTTAAACGCACTAGTCGAATCGGAAGCTACACTATCAGAAGGTTTCCGTGAGAAAGCTGCTACAATTTTTGAAGCTGCTCTTAACAGCAAAGTTGCTGCTAAGGTAAATGAGCTTGAAGAATCGTATGAAGAGCGTCTTGCAGAGGAAACTGATACTTTCAAAGCTGAATTAGTTGAGAAAGTTGATGGTTACTTAAACTACGTCGTTGAGTCGTGGATGGATGAGAATAAGGTCGCTATTGAAAGTGGTCTTAGAACTGAAATCGCAGAAGGCTTCATGACTGCTCTTAAAGATGTGTTCGTTGAGAACTACATCGAAGTTCCTGAATCTAAGATTGATTTAGTAGATTCATTAGCTGAGCAAGTCGATGAGTTGGAAGGTAAACTTAACGGTACTATTCAAGATAACATTGATCTAGCAGAGCAATTAGCAGCTGCTAAGAAAGATGCTATTGTTGAAGCTGCATCGAAAGATCTAACTGTTGCGCAAGCAGAGAAGTTAGCAGCACTAGCTGAGTCAGTAGACTTTGATAGCGTTGAGACTTTCACTAATAAGATTAATACTATTAAAGAATCTTATTTCCCAGCTGAGAAAGTAGTAGTTACAGAAGAGGCTGAAGAGTCTAACGACGGCGACGATACTATCGAAACCTCACCTTTAATGGCATCATATATGAATGCTATTAAGTTAACATCTAATAATTAATCCAAAGGAGTAAATAAAATGTTTGGATCTGATAAAATTATGGAGAAGTGGGCACCAGTAATGGAGCACGCTGATCTTCCTGAAATTCAGGACAAGTACAAGAAGTCGGTAACGGCTGTTGTTCTTGAAAACCAAGAAAGAGCACTAGCTGAAGAGCGCGGCCATTCTTCATTCCAATTGAATGAGGTTGCTGCTAACGCTACTACAGGTGGTACTGGTAACATGGCAAATTGGGATCCTATCCTAATTTCATTAGTTCGTAGAGCTATGCCTAACCTTATCGCTTATGATATTGCTGGTGTACAACCAATGACTGGTCCTACTGGTCTTATTTTTGCAATGAAGTCTAAGTACTCAACTCAAGGTGGTACTGAAGCTCTATTCAACGAAGCTGATACAGACTTCTCAGGT